CTAGGACGTGTGAGAATTCCGGTTGCGTCCCAATTCGTCCCAAGTGACGTCCCACCCGTCGGCGTAGGGGTGAGCTCGATAGGCCTCCGCGACGGCGGCAGCGAACATGTCGGCCTCCGGCCTGTCGTAGTGCCTCTCCGTCACCGAGTGGCCGACATGGCCCATCATGCGCTCGATCTTCTCCGGGTCGACGCAGAGCGTCCAGTGCGTGAAGGTCTCCCAGCTGTTGCGGAGGTTCCTGAGGGGGTGCCTGGGCACGCCCGCGGAGCGCACCAGGCGGTCGAACCTGTCGCGCACCGCCTCGCGGCCCATGGGCGCCTCCCTCGGCCCCTGCAGCACCCACTCGTCATCCGACGCCGCGCACAGCGCATGCAGCCTCGCCCCGAGGGGGCCTGGGACCACGGCGGCATGCGCGCTCTGGGCCGTCTTGAGCCTGTCGGTGACCTCGCCCAGCCGTCCCGCCTGCCTCACGATGGGCACGACGGCGACGGGTGTCCCGCCGGGCAGGGCGAGTTCGACCTCGGCCGTGCGCACGCCCAGGGATTCGCCCACCCTCGGCCCCCCGAAGGCTGACAGCACCAGCCAGGGCTCCATGTACGTGCCGCGAGACGCCTCCCAGAGCGCCCTCAGCTCCCCCAGCGTCCAGACGCCCGCGTCCCTGCGGGAGCCCGCGGGCGGCATCCTGTAGCGCCTCCTGGCCACGTCCGCCAGGCAGGTGCCCCTCAGCTCGCACTCGTCGAAGACCGCCCTCAGCACGATGCGCGCCATCTCGGCCTGGCTGCGGGTCATGCCGTCGTACCACGACTGGACCATCGCCGGGGTCACGGCATCCGCCGGGACGCCCGAGAACGCGGGGAAGACCTGGTTGGCCCAGGCCATGTCGTAGTGGCCAAGCGTGCCCGGGGCGATCTCCCCGGCCCCGAGCCTGCGCTCGAGAGCGGGGCGGGCCCACGTGCGCCACGCCTCCCCCACGGTGGGGCAGGGGGTGTCGCGGCCGTGCTCGAGCCTGAGGGCCGCCAGGCGGTCGTGGGCGTCGCGCCTGGTGCCCCTCACGGTCTCGCTGCACCTGCGGTAGCCCTCCGGGGTCTCGGCCCACCAGCGGATGCGGTACCGCTTCCCCCGCTCGACCTCCTGGACGCTGCCCCAGTCGCTGCGCATGCCCCGTCGTGCCATAATGGCGTCGGCCCCCTTCCGTGGCCATGCCCCCGCGCGGTCCGCCAAGATCTCGTGCGGGGGCGTACTCGTCTAGGGACACGAAATGTCTCTGCGTCCTCCTGTTGCTGCCCGTCTCAAATCCTGCCCCTCCACCAGAAGCGCGATGCGATCTCGTACACGCCATACAGCCTTTTGACGCACATGCGGGAGACCTGGAGGGCGTGGGCGAGGAGGGTCACTACCACGCCAGCGATACAGCTACCAATGGCGCCGGACAGCCCAAGCCCATAGACCGCCATCGCCACGACGGACGAGAAGCCGACGACAATTGCCCAGACGACATCCTTGAAGAGCTCGTCCACGAGCACGATGTCCTTCTCAGCGAACGAGCTGTCTCTGTCGCCCTCACGTCTCGCATGGGCCATCTCCCCTCTGATCGAGAATACCTGTAAGGCAACCCCGCACGTTAGCGACGAGACTATCGAGACGGCGGTCATGGCGTTTCCGAAGAACCCCTCAGTCGCGTCATCGGCAACGAGGCCGAAGCTTGTCGCAACCCCAAACGCCGCGCCGATGGCGATCGGGATGGCGATTTGCGCCGCGACGTCCCGCACATAGATTTTTGTGTCCCCGTTCTTGTGAAGAGTACTGATGTAGCCGCCAAATACGCTGACGAGGCTGGTCTTGGAAGACATGGCATCCCTCCTGAGAGAAGAACATGCGTTCTAGACCATTCTACCCAGCCGCTCTGCCGCCTCCCTGCTACGCGCAACGCACTTCTCGATAAACTCTCCGTCGCTGAGGACCGGCTGTCCAAACTCGTTCAGGGTCTCCTTGAACTTCATGTCGAATTCTTGGCTTCCGATCGGGAACTTCTTCTGCGCCCCGCTGTCGTCCGTCACCGTCATGTACGTCTCGTACCCCTGTTCGTCGGTGCCCATCTCCACGCCGAACAGCCTCGACACAACGTTGCCCCACTCGTTTGGACTGCTGACCAGCCGTCGCAAAAGCTCCATGCTCAGGGAGGAGGAACGCCCCCTTTTGTACGCGAGGGTCTTGTAGCTCCCCCTGCCCGACTGCGCATCGCTTATGTCGTCGGCCACCTCGTAATGCTTGACCTCTATCGAGTCGAACGACTTGATGTGCTGGATCGTCTTCGGCTCGATTGTCGCCTCGTGCTCCATGGTCAGCCCGCTGGAATGCTCGCGCATGAACTTTGACAGAGGGCCGAGAAGGGTCGTGTCGCCCGCCCCGTTCGTGACGTGCTCGACGCACAGATGCGCGTAAGACGAGCCTGGATGGCACATCAGGAAGCAGCGGGAAAGAACCATTCCTGCCCTGTCTGGGCCATAGGTGTAGTCGGTGGACATGGTCCCTGTGTTCACGACGTCGACGTTCTCTCCTGACGAGCCCGACCTTACGTGGACGAGCGTACCCGGACCAGCCAAGGAGTGGTCTCCTATGCTGGCATACCTCTCCGAGGCCCCTATCCGCATGACCTTGCCCTTGTGCTCCTCGCAGAAGGCAGGGAACTTCTTCTCAAGACCAGACTCCTCTATGGGGACGATCTCATCCTTCGGGCCTCGGTACCTGTGAAACCAGAGCCGATACATGACCAGATAGCGTTTCGCCCTCGGCGCGTCTTCGTCCATCACTTCCCCCAATCGCCCCGCCGTCCTAGTTGGCTATCTCGTAGCCCATGCTCCGGTAGAAGGTCACGGTGCCGCCGACCTCGTCACCCTGGAACTGCACGACCTCCACTGTGTGCCGCCCTGTCTTGAGCGCGTCCTTCTGGAGCGTGAGCGACGCCTGCGCCCTGCCGTAGTTGCCCTTGGTATTCTCCATGCCGTCCACGTAGACGTAGGTGACGGCGGAGCCGTCGAGGCCATCGGTGTCAAGCTCGATCTGGTAGAGCTGGGTGTCCTTGGGCAGCGTGAGCTTGGGCACGTTTCCGCCCTCCGTGGTGCCCGCCTGCGTATAGAGCATGGCGGTTCCCTCGCCGACCTCCGACTGGCCCGCCCCGTCGAAGTCCTTCTGCGTCGCTGGTGCCTGCGCCTGCGTCTCCTGTTCCTTGCCGCCCTCGGCGGCGTCCTGCTGGGCCTGCCCGCCGCACGCCCCGAGTGTCAGCGCCATCGCGATGCCGAGTCCTGCCACCGCCGCCTTTCCAACCCTCATGCCTGCCTTCTCTCTGCCCCGAAGGGGCGTCCGTGGGGGCCGTCTGGCCCCGCCTACCTCGCCTCCTCGCGCGAGGCCTGATACTCAGCGAACTCCATGCTATCTCCTGACGTCCTCGTACGCCTGATACCAGACCACCACGCCGAGCACCTCGACCGGAGGGTCGCGCGGGCCGACCACGATGTCCTCAAAGCCTTCCTCCCAGGAGTCGGCGGAAAGCATCACCGTGCCACCCGACCCCGCGAGGTAGACGTGGACGAAGCTGCCATGCGCCTCGTCGCGTGCCAGCACGACGTCGCCGGTGCGAGGTCCGATGGACGGATCCACGCCGAGGATCGCGTCCTCTGGGAAGCGTCTGGACATGCACGGGCCGATACCGTGCACGACGAACATGGACGGGTGCCGCATGGCCACACCCTCGGGTACCTCGACAATCGCGTCGGCCTCCTGCTCGTCGCCGTCGCCCATGCAGGTGACACCCAGCACCTGAAGCGGGACGGTTGCCGACGTGGGCCGTACCTCGATCGTCTTGGGGCCATCGCCGTTCAGGAGGTAGTAGGAGGTCGTGCCGAGGAGTTCCGCAAGCTGCTCGAGCTTGTCAAGACGCGGCTTCGAGCGACCAGTTTCCCAAGCACCTACAGCCCTGCTTGTTAATCCAAGCTTTTCTGCAAGCTCCGTCTGAGTTAAATCTGCACCCTCTCTCAGAGCCCTGATTCTTTGGGAGAAGTTCATAGGCACCTCCAGTTCTCCTGTTGCAAGCATATGAAAAATAAATTGCTTAAACTAGAGAAAAGTAATTGCCTTAAATAGGAAATTAGAGTACGCTAATCAGCGAGGGAGGTGGTCACATGACGCCTATAGAGGCAGTGAAGAGGATGGTCGACAGGTCGGGCAGGGGCGCGGAGGACGTCTCCACGTCGATGGGCAAGGCGCGCACCTACGTCTGGAGCATGCTCTCGCAGAGGAGCATGCCAAGGGTGGACACGCTGGCGAGGCTCGCGCACGAGTGCGGGTACCGCGTGTGGCTGGACTCGGGGGCCGATCGCATCGAGGTCTACGCGGACGGGGACCCGTCCCTGTTCGCATGGGAGATGCGCAGGAGGGCGGCATCCTTGCCGACGGATGACCTGAGGCAGGCGGTCGTCGAGATCGAGGACGAGCTCAGGAGCCGCGAGGAGGTGAGCGGATGAGGAGACTCAGAGAGATACGGCAGGAGCGGGCGCAGGAGACCCGCAGGTACACGGTCGCGGCGACGGCACGGGCGATGGGCGTGAGCCGCCCGACTTACCAGAAATGGGAGGAGCACCCCGAGAAGATGACCATCGAGCAGGCGCACATCCTCGCGGACTACTTGGGATGTAGCATCGAAGAGCTTTTTTATTTGCCAAGCGAGGGAAATTAAAGTACGTACCCTAGACCCTGTGGGGGATTGACGGGCAGGGGAGAGACGAGAGGAGCGCCATGCGCGCAAGTCATCCGGCGAGCTACATGACCAGCGAGAGCGCGGCCACCGTCAGCGACGCCAGGGCCACACCGAGCGACGCCAGCGAGACGCGTTCGGCACGGGCCGCCGACCTCTGCGACTCCCTGACGTACTCGCAGAACGCGGAGTTCTGCTCACGCAGCACCGAGCACTGCTCCCGCATCGCCGACAGCAGCTCGTCCACGCGTAGTTGCTCGTCGAGCGGGCTCAGGGACAGAGGCGCTGGTTCGGTCTCCATGCCCGCACACGGGGCGAACGGCACCCTCTCTGGGCTGGGGTTCGACCTGGCCAGCTCTCCCATGCGCGCCCATGTGCCGCGCGGCTTGAAGACGCCCATCCTCGACCTCCTTCTGGACGCATCGCTTGGCGCGTCCTTCGCATCGCTCGCGTTCTCATTCTACGCGGCAGTCTTCGGGTCGCCCGTGGAGAGGCTCCTCTCGGTTCTGGTCTCGATGGCCTGCGTCGCGTTCGCGCTGCTGACGCTCTTGGTGACGAGGAGGCGGCGTCGATGGACGACGAGAGGCTGAGGCAGTGGGAGCGGTGGATGGCCGTCCAGCCAGTCGTCGCGGCGCTTGGGTTCCTGATTGGGCTTGGGCTGTGATGGCTGTGCCGTTGATGCCCCGAGGCTAGCTCCGACCCGCACCTTGACACCCGAATACGCACGTCCGCAGCCGCCCAGGCGCGGGAGACGCCCCTGCCTCCCGCCGCGCCGTGGGGCGCCTGCGGGGCTCCGACCCCCGCGGGGGAGACGGACGGCAGGGGAGAGAGGGGGCACCAATGGGAGATGTCGAGGTCGAGGACAAGGCGCTGTTCTGCCGGCGCCTGGGGGAGGCCCTCGCCGAGTGCGGCGCGCACAGGTACGACAGCCTGCTCGCAGACCCGCTGGTCTACGAGCGCGACGGCGACGACGAGCGCGTCTACCGGCGCTCCGCGCCATGGCGCAGGGCGGACGTGAGCCTGGACAGCCTGCCGGCAATGATGGCCGACATCAGCGGGGCTGGTCTGGTCTAGGCGGACGCGGGGCGAAGAAGGCGCCCGCCACCCGGTGCGACGGGGGCGGGCCGGACGGGATCGGAGGGATCCATGGACAAGACTATAGCACCGCCGGCGCGGCCGCTGACGCTCTCGGTCGCAGAGGCCGAGGAGTACTCGGGCTTCAGCCAGCGCGTCATACGCACCGCCATCAGGCGCGGCGAGCTGGCGAGCCTGATGCCGCACGGGGCCGTGAGGGGCCGCAGGGTCAGGAGGCGCGACCTGGAGCGGTGGATGCGGGAGATGGGCTCGTGAGGCGCGCGGCGAGGGCCGCGGCCTGGGCGCTCTGCGCCCTCGCGCTGCTGGCCCTGCTCGGCATCGCGGGACGGATGGACTACGAGGACAGGGTGAGGTCCCTGTCAGGAGGGGAGGCGATCTCCTGTGGCAGGCCCTAGTACGCACGAGGTGCCGCTGAGCGCGGAGGCCAGGCTCGCCCTGTTCGGGGAGTGGCAGCGGGCCAACCCGGACGCCATGGCGGCGATGGAGGCATACGCGCTGCAGCTGGACGCGCGCGGCAAGCGCGTGGCGGTCCAGTACCTGATCGAGAAGCTCCGCTACGAGAGCGGGCTGGTGCTGCACCCCGTGGCATTCGCGGACTCCCACGGCAACGAGCACCGCTACGGGGTCAACAACAGCGACCGCGCCATCATCGGGCGCTGGCTGCTGGCGAGGCACCCGGGACTGCACCTGGAGACGAGGAGGTCGGCATTCGACGGGAGGGACGTCGCATGAGCGGACAGAAGGACGAGCCCCTGCTGGACACGCGCCCGACGCCGACAACGTCGCCAAGCTGCTGATGGACGCCCTCAACGGCGTCGCCTACGAGGACGACGCCCAAGTGGTCGCCGTCAGCGTCCGCAAGCTGCCCAGGAGGCGCCTGGCGGACGAGCACATGACCGTCACGATACGCCGCCCCGACTGGGGCGACAGGTAGGAGGAGAGATGAGCGAGGAGAAGAGGCAGACCGTCGAGGCCGAGGCGGAGCCCCTGGACCCGCCGGAGGTCATCACGGGCGCGGACAGGTGGCTCGCGGAGCAGCGGGCGAGGGTCGAGGCGATAGCCGAGGAGTACCGGCCCCACGAGATCGCGAGCGGCCAGGACTACCGCGACAGCAAGCGCGCCAGGGCGTCCGCGCGCAAGGAGATCAAGGCCGTAGAGGACGCGCGCAGGGCCCAGGTCGGCGCCATCAAGGACGCCGTGAGGGGATTCGAGGCCGAGGTGCGCGACCTCCTCGCGCCCCTCACCGGCATCGACGCGGAGTACAAGCAGGCCCTCGCCGCCTGGGAGCGCCTGGTCGTGGACAGCAGGACCCAGGCCGTCGAGGCGTGGTACATGGGCCAGGGCGGCGTCGTGGTCGACGCCGTGCCCTTCCGGGCGCTCTGGGACCGCTTCGCCGCCGAGGGCAGGTGGGGCCTCTACGGCACCAACGAGGTCGCCATCCAGGAGGACGTGACGCGCAGGGTGAGGGCCATCGAGGCCGACCTCGCGAGCATCGACGCCCAGCCGCTCGACGAGGGCGAGAGGATGGCGCTCAAGCAGGACTACCTCTCGACGCTCGACATGGGCGAGGCCATGGGGCGCGCCGCCGAGAGGCGCCGCCAGAGGGAGGCCCTCGAGGAGGCGGAGAGGCGCCGCGCCGAGGCCGCGCGCCAGGAGCGGGAGCGCGCCGAGCGGGAGGAGGCCCGGGCGAGGGAGGAGGCCGAGAGGGCCAGGCGCGAGCGCGCGGGGCTCGGCCCCGAGCCGCCCGCCGCCGCGCAGGCCGTGGAGGAGGCACCTGGGCCCGTGCCCGTAGGGCCCGCCCCGCTGCCACCCGAGCCGGTTCCGATGGCGCCCGCGGCACCGGTCCCCGTGGCCCCGGAGCCGCTGCGCCCGTGGGTCGTGGTGGTCGCGTCGGCCACGAAGTCACAGATGGAGGAGGTCGCCCGCGCGCTCTCCGTGCTGGGCGTGAGCGGCTCCGTGAGGGCCGGGACGGTGGCGCAGGTCGCCGCCAGGGAGGAGGTCCCCTATGTCTGACCTGACCGTCCGCGAGCGCCTTCTTGAGGTGCAACACGAGCTCAAGGTCGAGAAGTCCCAGTGGAACGACTTCTCGAAGTTCAGCTACCGCAGCAAGGAGGACATCCTCGAGGCGGCCAAGCCCCTCTGCCACGTGCGCGGCCTGACCGTCTGCTGCGACGACGAGGCCATCTGCCTCGACGGCTGGCACTACGTCCGGTCCGTGGCGAGCGTCACCGACGCCCTCACCGGCGAGGCGGTGTCCGCCTCGGGGCTGGCCCGCGAGCCGGAGTCCAAGAAGGGCATGGACGCGAGCCAGATCACCGGCACGGCGTCCTCCTACGCGGGAAAGCGCGCCCTCGGCAACCTCTTCGCCATAGACGACACGGCGGACCCGGACGTCCCGGCGACCCCTGCCGCACGCGCCGCCCAGGCCCCGTCCTCAGGTCCCTTCGTGGCGCGCTGCCGCAGCTGCGGCACGGCCTACCGGTTCAAGGACGCGGTGCAGTACGAGGCCTTCGTGTCCCAGGTGGCCTGCTGCCCAAGCCCCGACTGGCAGGTGGAGTAGACCGTGGGCGCCTACGCGGGGCAGGGCGACTACGCCGAGCTCATGGAGCTCCAGGACAGGATCGACCGCGAGGTCGAGGCCATGCGCAACGCGGGGTGCCAGTACGCGAGGAACGAGGCGGAGTACCGCAAGGCGCTCCGCCTGCGCATCCTGGACGAGCGGGCCAAGGGCACGCCAGTCACGCTGACCTCCGACCTGTGCAGGGGAGACCCGCACATAGCCGACCTCAAGTGCGCCCGTGACTGCTCGGAGGCGCTCTACAAGGCCTCTCAGGAGGCCATCAACACGATGAAGCTGCGCATGCGGATAGTGAACGCCCAGATAGACCGCGAGTGGTCGAGGGCGGCAATCGGATAGGAGCAGGCAATGTCAATCAACAGGGTCGCCATCTCGGGGAACCTCACCCGCGACGCCGAGCTGAGGCAGACGCAGTCAGGGACGCAGACGCTCTCGCTCGGCGTGGCCGTCAACGACCGGCGCAGGAACCCCCAGACGGGCGAGTGGGAGGACGTACCGAACTTCATCGACTGCGTAATCTTCGGCAACCGGGCGGGCGCGCTGGCGGGCTACCTCGCCAAGGGCGCCAGGGTCGCCGTGGAGGGGCGCCTGAGGTGGCACCAGTGGCAGGACCAGCAGACGGGCCAGAGGCGCAGCAAGGTGGAGGTTGTCGTGGAAGAGGTCGAGTTCCTCTCGGCCCGCCAGCAGGCGCCGCAGGCATACGCTCAGCAGGCGCCCCAGGCCACCTATGCCAGGCAGGCACCGCGCGCACAGCCCGCGCCGTCGGTACAGCGGCCCTACGCCCAGCAGGCGCCGCAGGCATACACACCGCCACGGCAGGCGCCCCAGGCACCGGCAGCCGACGTGTACGACGAGGACATCCCGTTCTAGGAGTCAGCCATGACAACGATAAGTAAGTCCAACTACGTGCACATCGCCGGATGGATGGTCACCGACCTCGGGCTGTCGGGCAAGGAGCTGATGGCATTCGCCATCGTCTACGGGTTCTGCCAGGATGGCAGCGGTGACTGCAGCGCGTCGAGGCGGTACTTCGCGGACTTCCTCGGTTGCAGCATGCCGACCGTGACCAAGACGCTGAAGGGGCTCGTCAAGAGAGGCCTCATAGAGAACAGGCCGACCGTGACCAACGGTGTCACGACGAATCACTACAGAGCGTCAGAGGCGGTGTATGAGGCTTTCCTAGGTGGTAAGGAGTTTAACTGCCCCCAGGCAAGGAATTTACCTGCCCCCCGTAAAGAAACTTTCCCCTATATAGAAGAAGAGAAAGTAAAGGGAGAAATTAAAGACCCCCCTATAGTCCCCCCAGGGGGACGGGATGGCTCTGACGCCGACGAGACGGACGAGACCACCGAGGCGACCGAGCGCGTCATAGCCCACCTCAACGAGGCCTGCCACACGGCCTTCCGGCCAACTGGCCGAAGGACGCGCCAGCTCGTCCGTGCCAGGATGGCCGAAGGCTTCACCGCCGACGACCTGTGTCGCGCCGTCGACAACATGGCCGCGCGCTGGCTCCATGACGACCGGATGCGCAGGTACCTGAGGCCGGAGACGCTCTTCGGCACCACGAAGTTCGAGGGCTACCTCAATGCCGGGCCACCCGGAGGGCCTGCGCGCGCCCTGGCCGACGGGCTCAGGGGCTACGACGAGGGCGTCACGGACTGGGTGCCGATGGGAGACCAGGATGCTGACGCTCGCTGACCTGTTCAGGGCCCATGGCGGAGAGCTCCCCGAGGGCGGCTTCACCGCCGAGGAGGTTTGGGCCACGAACCGGATGACCCCTGACGAGTGGAGTCTCGCCATGGACGCGGAGCGCGAGGCGAGGAGGGCCTTCCTCGCCGCCGGGAGGGAGTCGGACGAGGACCGCAGGTACCGCGAGCTCAGGGCTGCGACCGTCGCTGCGGGAGTGCCGGAGAGGTACGCCTCGGGCGCCATCGACTCCCGCTACGTCCGGGCCATGGCCTCCGGGCGCGGGCTGTGGCTCTACGGTGACGTCGGCACGGGCAAGACCACGGCGGCCTGCGCCGCGCTCAGGGGGTGGGTCGCCTCGGGCAGGAGGGCCGCGTTCGTCTCGGCCCCGGCCATGCTGGCCGACCTCAGGGACGCGATGTTCCGCCACGACGAGGCCCATGCCACGGCCCGCTACGCGACCGCCGCCCTGCTTGTCCTGGACGACCTGGACAAGGAGCCGCCGACCGCCAGGGCGCTCGCCAAGCTCTTCGAGGTCATCGACGCCCGCTACTCGCGGGGGCTGCCGACCGTCGTAACCAGCCAGCTCGGGCCGTCGGAGATCGGGGCGCGCCTCGGCTCCCAGGGCGACGCCGAGACCGCCACGGCCATCGTGTCGAGGCTCGTTGGCACGTGTCGCGTCATGCGCATGCTGGGCGCGGACAGGAGGGTGCATGGCTAGGGTCACGACGCTGCCGGAGCTGCTGTGGCCGCTCATGGACGGGATGAGCCTCACGCTTGACCGTTGCGCGGTGTGCGGGAAGCCATGGCCCCTGAACCAGCATCACGTGGTGCGCCGGGGTGCAGGCAGGCTCTACCGGGGAGGCGTCGAGGTGTCGAAGCCCACGGTCACGCTCTGCGGGAGCGGCAACGCCAGCGGCTGCCACGGGCTGGCGCACGCCAACCGGCTGCACTTCCGCTGGGTGGGGAGGTGGGAGTACCTCCTCTGCGACGAGCCGACGAGGTACCAAGAGGCACTCGAGATGGATGGATGGCGTGCCATCCGGACGGGATGGGAGGACTGAGATGCAATCCACGTACGAGGCGGCGGAGGCCATGGACGGCTGGCTGCTCGCCGAGGCCGAGAGGTGGTGCGACACGCACCTGTACGGGCCCGACGAGGACGACGGGTGGGAGGGGGAAGACGATGGCGAGGACGGCTGACGCCGGCACGGCGCCCGCCCGCCCCCTGCCGTCCGTGTGCTGCGCGGCGTGCCGCCACTGCCGCGTCACCGGCCACGGCGGCTGGTGCAGGGTAGGCCACGGCGCGGTGGGAGACGTGAGCAGGGATAGGCGCTGCCTGTATTACGAGGGAAGGGGCAAGGGATGCGCTACCTGAGCCTCTTCAGCGGGATAGAGGCCGCGAGCGCGGCATGGGTGCCGCTCGGCTGGGAGCCGGTGGCCTTCTGCGAGGTGGAGCCGTTCCCCTGCGCGGTGCTGGCACGCAGGTTCCCCGAGGTGCCGAACCTCGGGGACGTGACCAAGGTGGATTGGAGCGAGTTTGTCAACTCAAATGCGGTTCCCGGCGTTCTCGTCGGGGGAAGCCCTTGCCAGTCCTTCTCCGTCGCCGGGAGGAGGGAGGGGCTCGGCGGGGAGTCCGGACTCATGTGGGAGTACGTTCGAGCGGTTCGCGAGGTCCGTCCTCGATGGCTCGTGTGGGAGAACGTCCCGGGGGCGCTCTCGTCCACGCACGGGGAGGACTTCGGATGCCTTCTCAGAGAGCTGGATGACCTCGGGTACGGTCTGGCGTGGCGAGTACTGGACTCGATGTTCTTCGGAGTGGCCCAGCGCAGGCGCCGTGTCTTCCTTGTCGGGCGCCTTGGAGACCCGCGAGGTCCCGCAGCGGTACTACTTGAGCCCCACTGCCTGCGCTGGGATACTCCGACGAGCCGAGAGAAGAGGAAGGAGCTTGCCGCCCGAGCTGGATGCCGTGCTGAGGGCGCAGGCCGGGAGACGCCAATCGGCTTCTCTTGGCACAACGGCGGCAGCACCAACCTCTCCGTCGGGGACACCTCTCCGTGCATCGGCAGTCACATGCAGCCGGCCGTCGCCATCGCCCAGAACCAGCGCGGCGAACCGAGGGTAGATGGCGGCGACGGGCAGACGATGGGCGCGATTCCGGCCACGCGGAGCGGCAAGCAGCTCCAGATGGTCATCTGCCGTGCGTCTGGGCAAGCGCATGCCGAGACCTGCGAGGACATGGCACCGACGCTCTCCGCCAGGCAGCACAAGGACCCGCCGATTGTCGGTGATGGCATGGTTGTGCGCCGCATCATGCCCGTGGAGGCGGAGAGGCTTCAGGGCTTACCGGACGGTTGGACGGACGTGCCGTACAGGGGCAGAGAGCACCCCGCAGACACGCCGCGCTACAAGGCGATAGGCAACAGCATGGCGGTGCCCGTCATGCAATGGATTGGCAAGCGGATTGCAGCCTACGAGCTGCTGGAAGGTGGAGAGTCATGATCACAAATGACGAGCGCCGCGCAATCGTGGAGAGGATTGACGCAATCGACTGGGAGCGCACCGACAACGGCCGGGAAGCTATTGATGCGCTGCGCCGTGCGATGGGATTGCGCGGCAGTATATTCTCCTACGTGGATGACATGAGGTTCATTGCCAACAAGGTCTGCGAGCTGTGCGAGGTGTCGGACGATGACGCATACCAGCATGGGTACGACGAGGGATTCGCCTCCGCCGACGATTGGTATGCCGACAGGACGGACGCCGAGCTGTCTTCCCACGGCCTCCTGCGCATGCCCAAGGGCGCCGACGGCAAGCTGATACGACTGGGTGACGTGGTCACCCACCCTGACATGGGCGGCAGGCGGGAGGTGACGAGCGTCTGCCTCACGGGCGAGGGCGTCAGTGTCGGGTGCGCGGACGGCTTCGTGACGCTGCGCACCAGCCTCATCCGCCACACAGACACGCCCTCCTCGCTCGCGGACGAGATGGACCGCTGGGTGGACTCCGAGCAGGACGAGCCCCTCGAAGAGCTGCGCGGTATCGCCAGGCGCCTGCGCGCGCTGGGGGGTGGCGAGTGATGGGCGCCGAGGAGACGCTGTGCGATGTGGCCGTCGACCTCGCCGGAAGGCTCGCGTCCGCCGAGGCCCATGCATGGGCCGACCTCGGTCCCCAGCACGTCATGGAGCACCGGGCGGAGGCGCTCCGCATCTACATGGGGCGCATAGAGGCCGCAGTGCGCGCCGAGGAGCCGGTCAGGTGCCGGGACTGCGCGCACATGCACGAGAACCCGCTGCTGGACCTGCCCCTGTGCCTCTTCCTGGGGGTGCCCATCCCAGACGCTGGCGGCTTCTGCGCCTGGGGCGAGAGGAGGGAGGATGCGCAGGTGTGAGGACTGCGAGCACTCGCGGTGCGTCCTCGGCCCGAACCCGAAGATACCGGACGTGTGGAGGTGCGTGGCCCGTGGCGGACAGATTCAGCTGCACCCCGTCCTGCGCGCGCTGACGTGCCGGGCCTACGAGTGCAGGTACAGGCTCAGATGAGAGGGATGGACATGGACGAGATTAGGCCCCGCCATGAGGTCACGGCGCGCAAGCCACACCGCTGCTCGTGGTGCGGCAAGGAGATACTTTGGGATTTTATGTCGGAAAAGCACGGTGACGTATGGCACGAGTGGCAGAGCGAAGACGAGCAGAGAGAGGAAGAGCAATGAAGACCAGTGACGAGCGGCGCGAGGTAGCCGAGAGGCTGAGGATAGGGGCAGACGTGCCGTCCATAGGGGGCTTCACGCTCGCGACGCTGATAAACGCGGCGCTGACCGATGGGCAGCCGATGCCGACCAACCACGCCGAGCTGATGCTGTGTCTCGCCGACCTGATCGACCCGACGTGCCACGACTACGGCGGCGAGGAGGGGACCAACGGCGAGATGTACGACTTCGCATGCGATGCATGTGGCTACGCCTGCGATCTGCCGCAGCCCAACTACTGCCCGGAGTGCGGGTGCCGCGTGACGGGAGGCGAGCGTCGATGAGTGAGTTCCTGAGGGTGAGTGACGGCCTCAGGCCCTGCCCCTTCTGCGGCGGCAGCGTCCAGCGGGTGAAGAACTCGGGCCGCTGGGGGTGGTTCGTGTCCTGCCAGTGCGCCGCCGTGGGGCCTAGTGCCAACACGAGGCAGCTCGCGATCGAGCGATGGAACGAGCGCAGGCAGCCACGGCAGATGGGGCTGCTCGATACGTGAGGGGGCATCAGTTGGGGTTCGACAGGTACATGGGCGCGCGCGACTTCTTCGAGCTGGCGCGCTCCTCGGCGCGCGAGGCGGAGCGCACGAGGGAGGCGCTCGCCGAGATGGAGGCACGCGAGGGCCTGCGGGCGCAGTCCTACGGGTCGCGCGGCACGCAGGGCGGCGCCGGGGACCCCATGGCCGCCACCGACGTGCGCATCGACTACGAGGCCCTCATGCGGCGGCGCGTCGAGCGCGACTACGCCATCATCGACGCCGCCTGCGAGGTGCTCTTCGGCCTCGACGGCACGTGCGGCGGGCTCTCGGCGCTCATGGGCTCCGAGGTGGCCGACTGCCTCTGGTGGCGCTTCTGCGCCGCCGCCACGTGGGAGGAGGCCGCGGCGGGCTGCGGCAGGAGCGAGCGGTGGTGCCGCGAGACGGTCGACGGCTCGCCCGAGCACCGCGCCGAGGCGAGACGCGCTGGCAGGCAGGCGCAGGGCGCGGCCTTCGACCTCATGGACGCCTACGGGCTCGCCCGCGTCGCCTGTGGGCTGGGGCTTGCCGAGGGTTAGGGCGGGAAAAGTGCCAGGTGGTGCCAGGCGGTGCCAGCTGGCATGGGGTATAAGGGTATCGTGCGCGATCGCGCGGAAGATGGATGGTCTGGAAGGCCCTGGGCTCTCGCTCGGGGCCTTCGTGCGTTCGGGGGAGGCCGCATGACGCTCTTCGACCTTGCGAGGATCGCCGCCCGCCACACCACGGCCATGGCAATGGCCATGAGACGCGCGCTCATGGAGCTGGGCGTCGACGCGGACGCCCTGGCCTACGCCGAACGGCGCTACGACGGCGTCGTGGAGTGCGTGCGCAACCGCGTGGACCCGCTCGACCGGAGGGCGGCGAGGCACGGTGGCTAACAAGGGCAACCTGGTTCCGAACGAGTCGCGAACGCCGAGCCAGCGCCGAGAGAACGCCCGCAAGGCGGGCAAGGCCTCGGGGAGGTCGCGCCGCGAGAAGAGGGACATGCGCGAGACCTTCCGCGCCATGCTCGACATGCCGCTGCGCCCGGGTGGCACGACCCAGGCGCAGACGATGGACGGCATGGACGGCAAGAACATGACCGTCGGCCAGGCCATTGCGCTGGCGCAGTTGAGGAAGGCCATGGCGGGCGACACCAGGGCCGCCGAGTTCGTCCGCGACACGTCGGGCCAGAGGCCGAGCGATCGCGTGGAGCTCACGGCCCCGTCCAGGGAGAGTGCGGAGGAGTTCGGGCGCATGCTCGACGAGGCCATGCGGGATGGTGGCTGAGCGGGCAAGGGCGCTCTCGCGCGTCATGACAGGCCACCCCGTCAGGCTCGCCCGCCAGATGGGCTATGACCGCCTGGTCGAGCCGCTCCACGACGGCTGGATAGGTCGCATGGCCTTCGGTGATGGCGACTGGACCCTGCAGGCGCACCGAGGCTCCTACAAGACCACGTGCGTAAAGGTCGCCCTCTGGCTGCTCATGGTCACCAGGCCCCAGCTTACGGTGGGCTTCTTCCGTAAGGCGTCCCCGGACGTCGAGGAGGTCATGGCGGCGGTCGCGCGCATGCTCTGCTCGGACACGTCGGCGATGGTCACCGAGACGATCTACGGGCGCCCCGCGAGGGTGACGTCCGCGAGCTCGACGGCGATAAGCACGGACCTGGCGTGCAACGTCTCCGGCCTGCCGCAGCTCTCTGGCTACGGCATAGGCGGCTCCCTCACGGGCAAGCACTACGACGCCGTGTTCACCGACGACGTCGTGACGCTCAGGGACCGGGCGTCGAGGGCCGAGCGCGAGGCCACCAAGGCCTTCTACCGCGAGCTGCAGAACGTCCGCAACAGGGGCGGCCGCATCGTCAACACGGGCACGCCGTGGCACAGGGACGATGCCTTCCAGCTCATGCCGGAGCCGGAGAGGTGGCCGTGGGACTTCACGGGGCTGGTGTCAGACGAGGAGGCCGCAGACCTGCGCAAGGCTATGACGCGCAGCCTCTTCGCCGCGAACTACGAGCTCCGGCACGTTGCCCAGGAGGGCGCGGTGTTCGAGGGCGAGCCAGAGGCGTTCGCCGACCAGACGCTGCTGTACGACGGACTGATGCACGTCGACGCGGCGTATGGCGGCAGCGACGGCACGGCCGTCACCTGCATCGCCTGGCCCGCCGGCAGGCCGCACGTCCACGGCGAGCTCTTCCGCGAGACGCACGTCGACCGCTGCATGGGCCGCATCCTTGAGCTGCACGAGACGCTCAGGCTCGGAACCGTCTGGTGCGAGCGCAACGCGGACAAGGGCTACCTGGCCGAGAGGATGCGCGGGGCGGGCCTGCCCGTCTCGACCTACCAGGAGAGCGCCAACAAGTTCATCAAGATCTCGACCCACGCCCGGGGGCGCTGGGCGGACCTCGCGCGCTACGACAGCGCGTGCGACGCGAGCGCGGCCTACTGGGACGAGGTCATGGACTACACCGAGGGTGCGGGGCACGACGACGCGCCCGACTCGCTGGCGTGCGCCATCAGGCTCCACGACGACGCGCCGAGGGTGCACCTGTTCAGGGGAGGGATATGAGCGACGCCGCCACCTACGAGCCGAGCGGGGGCTACCGCCTGCCCGATGCTATCGAGGAGGTCTCGCCGGACCTCCTGGCGAGGCTCCTGCACGACTACAGCACCAACCGCCTCCCGCGCCTCGCGAGGCTCCGCAGGGCGTACGAGGGAGACCACGACGTGCTGCACATGGCGCCCAAGGAGGACTATAAGCCCGACAACAGGCTTGTCGCCAACTACGCCCGCCAGATCGTCGACTCCATGGTCGGCTACTTCCTGGGCGTCCCCGTCAGGCTCGCCGGGGACGACGAGGCCGCCGTGTCGTGGCTCAACGACTGGGGCGCGCTCAACGATGTGGACGACGTCGACGCCGAGCTGTCAAAGGTAGCGGACGTCTACGGCTGCTCCTACGAGCTGATGTGGCGCGACTCCGAGGCCAACCCGCGCTCGTCGGTCGTTGGGCCCATGAACTGCTTCGTGGTGCGCGACGATACGGTGGAGGGGCGCATCCTCTTCGCCGTGCGCTTCTGGATGGACGACAACCGCTTCGACGATCGCCCCGACACGACGCGCGGGACGCTCTACGACAGCGCGTACGAGACGCCGTTCGAGCTCTCGGGCGGCACGGTCAGGTTCGGCGAGGCGGCCCCGCACGGCTTCCCGGACGTGCCGGTGGTCGAGTACGTGGACAACGAGGAGAGGCAGGGCCTCTTCGAGCCGGTCATGTCGCTCATAGACGCCCACGACAAGGCGCTCTCGGAGAAGGCGAACGACGTGGAGTACTACGCCGACGCCTATCTCAAGGTGCTGGGCGCGGAGCTGGACGACAAGACGCTCAGGAACCTGCGCGACTCGCGCATCATCAACCTGGCCGGTCGCGACACGTCGGGCGTGGTGGTGGACTTCCTCTCCAAGCCGGACGCCGACGACACCCAGGAGCACCTGATAGACCGCCTCGAGCGCCTGATCTTCACGCTCTCGATGGTCTCCGACCTCAGCTCCGAGTCCTTCGACACGAGCTCCGGCATCGCCATCAAGTACCGCCTGCAGGCCATGAGCGACCTGGCGCTGGTCAAGGAGCGCAAGTTCCGGCGCGGCCTCTCCAGGCGCTGGCGGCTGCTCTCGGGCTACGCGGCCTCGCCGCTCGCGGAGGGCGCCTGGGCGGGCATCCGCGCGACCTTCACGCGCAACATGCCGAGCAACCTCCTCGAGGAGAGCCAGATTGCTGGCAACCTCTCGGGCATCACGTCCGAGGAGACGCAGCTATCGGTGCTCTCGTGCGTGGACAGCCCGGCTGACGAGATGAGGCGCAAAGAGGGCGAGCGGGAGGCGCGCACGGACGCGCTGGTACCCGCCAGAGGCGGTCAGGAGGTCTAGTTGGCCACCTACTGGGAGCGTCGCATCGCGAGGGCGGATGCGGCCATGGAGTCTGACGAGCGGGCCATGGCCAAGCGCGTCTCCAGGGCCTACGAGACCGAGATGGCCGACCTCTCCAAGGAGATAGCATCCTACTACGAGCGGTACGGGCAGGACGGCGTCCTGCGCTACCGCACGATGCTCGAGTCCATGGACGAGGCCGACCGCGACCTCCTCATGCGGGACTGCGACGCCTGGGCAACGGCCCACCCGGAGCAGGCCGACATGGTGGCCATACGCAAGTCGATCTACAAGCTGGACAGGCTCGAGGGGCTTCAGGCGTCGGCCAGGCTCCACCTGGCGCGGGCCACGGCCGAGGCAACGGACGGCCTGGACGCCCACTTCGCCCGCCAGGCGGCGCGCGGCGCCAACGCGGTGGCCGAGGCGATGGGCTTCGGCAGGGCGTTCCACACGATGGACGACGACACGATCCGCCGCTTCGTAGGGACGCCATGGAGCGCGGGGGAGAGCTACAGCGAGAGGGTGTGGGGAAACGCGGGCAGGGTCGCCGCCTACGTCCAGGACGACCTCGCCAGGGCGCTGGCGCGGGGCGAGTCCTGGCGGCGCCTCTGCGACGAGGTGTCGAGGCGCTTCGTGGGCGCCTCGGAGTCCTCCGTCATGCGCCTGGTCGTGACAGAGGGCACCTACGTCTCGCGCCAGGCTCAGCTCGCCGAGCTCGCCCGCGAGGGCTTCGAAGAGTACCGCGTCGAGCCGATAGGCGACGAGCGCACGTGCTCCGAGTGCTCGGGCCTGTCGGGCGAGACGTTCCGCGTGGCGGACGCCAAGCCGGGCGTCAGCCTGCCGCCGATACACCCGAGGTGCCGATGCCAGATAGCGCCCGCCGTGGACGACTGGGACGCCTGGATCGACGCCCGGCTCGACCGCAGGCGGGCCGAGATCGCGGCGAGGAGGGCGGGCGGCGACGATGCGGAGAACCCGTTGCATCCGGTGCCAGGCATGGGCTCCGTTTCCTACGGGAAGCCATTGGAAGACCTCACGCCCCACGAGAGGCGCGGCATAGATGACCTCGTGAGGCTCGGCTATAAGGTCAACGTCAACGAAGAGGATGGCGATGCGCCAGCGAACATAGACCTCAGGCTTGGCAAGGACGGACAGCTGTGGGAGATGAAGAACGTCGGAGACGGAAGGCACTCCGTGGAGGGAAGCCTGCGGGATGCCTATCACAAGTGGACGAGGCTCGGCCTCGATGCTGACAATGAGTCACGGGTCGTTGTCACGTCGTACGGCGCAACGCGTGACGAGCATGACGTCATCGAGGAAATAAAACGCAGGATGAAGAAATACGCAGCCGAGGCAATCTACATCTTCAGGGACGGGTCAAGTGGCATGTTCCTACGGAGATAAAAGCGAGGCCGTTTCCCCCCAATTAGCTGGGCGGGCGTGCCTCATGGCCAGTATACCCAATCGAGCGGAGAAATGCATGAAGAGGACCGTCCGCTGTATCCGCTGCTCATCGTGCGCCAGGGTTACGGGCTGTGGCTTCGTGGCCCTCGACCGGCTGTGGTGCACGGAACGCGGCCGCTGGGTGGACGCCGACGACGGCTGCACCCTCGGCGAGTGTGGGGAGCCGATGACGGGCGTGGTCCCATGCGAGGCGCGCATAGACGGCTACAAGCCCGCGATGCAGCCCGAGGGATGGTGAGGGACCGTGCCCACCGTGACCGTCTGGCACGCGAGCTGGTGCGCCCCGTGCAGGGGGACGCTCCGCGCCCTCGTGCCGGCCCTCCGCGAGGATGGCGTGGAGCCAGTTCTCGTAGACGTCGACTGGCACCCGTGCGAGGCCAGGGACAGGGGCATCGACCACCTGCCGACCGTCACCGTGGACGAGGGGGATGCGGAGCTGATGCGCTGCCGCGGCTACCCCACACGGGATGCCGTGGGCAGGATCATCGAGCTTTGCACCAGAGGGCAGGGGGCCACCGGGGACGGTGGCCTTTCTCATACGTCCGAGACGTGACGACGCTAAAAGCACCGTGGGAAGGCCGAGCCGCAGGGCCATGACATGCGGGGGGAAGGAGTGTGACGGATGGCGGAGCAGGAAGGCACGACGCAGGAGCCCCAGGGCCAGCCACGCGGGCAGCAGCCAGAGGCCGGTGAGAATGCCCAGCAGGCGAAGTACACCGACGCCGACGTGGACGCGATCATCTCGAAGAAGTTCGCCAAGTGGCAGGAGCAGCAGGAGGCCAAGGTAGCAGAGGCCGCGAAGCTCGCCGAGATGAACGCGACCCAGAAGGCCGAGTACGAGCGCGACCAGCTGCAGAAGCGCCTTGACGAGCTCGAGCGCGAGAGATCGGTCTCCGGCATGGTGGCCGAGTCCAGGAGGCAGCTCGCAGGGCGCAGCATCAGCGTGCCCGACGAGCTCGTGGGCATGCTCGTCGGCGAGACGGCCGAGGACACCAAGGCCGCGGTCGATGCCTTTGCTGATGCCTTCGACGCGGCTGTGGAGTCCGCCGTGAGGGCCAGGCTCTCCGGCAGCGCGCCGAAGGCCGGTGGCACCGGAAAGCCGATGACCAAGGCCGACGTCATGGCGATCAAGGACACAACGGAGCGCCAGAAGGCCATCCGCGAGCACATGGAGCTATTCACCGACTAGCAGAGAGCAGGTAAGACATGCCAGCAACCAACGTGAGCTACCCCGAGACGGGGGTCACCAAGGCGGCGGACCTCGCCCCCGAGATCTCCATCGACTACGTGAGCCGCTTCACCAAGGGCATCCAGAAGCTGCAGGCGCTCCTGGGCATCTCCAACCTCATGCCCGTCCCCGAGGGCGGCACCATCAAGACCTACAAGTACACCTCCGACATCAAGAAGGGCAACGTCGCCGAGGGCGAGTACATCCCGCTGTCCAGCGTCAAGAAGGCCCTCGACCAGACCTACACCCTTGCCCTCAACAAGTGGAGGCGCAACACCGCCGCCGAGGCCATCCAGTCCAAGGGTCAGGCGAGGGCCATCAACGACACCGACGCCAAGTTCGTGGCCGGCGTCCAGAACCTGGTCCGCGAGGACCTGCTTACCGCCGTCACCGGAACCTCCAAGACCTCCAAGGCCGGCAAGACCCTGCAGGAGGCGCTCGCCAACATGTGGGGCGCGCTCGAGGTGGTGTTCGAGGACTACGAGGGCTTCGGCGACGTCGACGGAGGGGACGCCTCCAAGTACGCCTTCTTCGTCAACCCTACCGACATCGCGGCGTTCCTCGGCACCGCGCAGGTGAGCACCCAGACCGCGTTCGGCCTGAACTACCTCAGGGACTTCCTGGGCCTCGGCACGGTCTTCTCCACCGCCAAGGTCACGGCCGGGACCATCTACGGAACCGCAGCCAACAACCTCAACATCGCCTACGTGCCCGCCAACGGCGGGGACCTTGCCCAGACCTTCGGCCTCACGAGCGACGCCACCGGCCTCGTCGGCATGACGCACTCCGTGGTGACCACCAACGCGACCATCGACACGCTGCTCCTGGGCGGTACGAAGGTCTTCCCCGAGGTCTCCGACGCGGTTCTCAAGGGGACCATCACGCCCGGAGCCTAATGACAGGGAGGTGGAGGCATGGCCGTCCTGGATCGCGTCAAGGCCAGGCTTGACGCCTGGGAGGACGTCCCGTCCGACGCGTGGCTGGCGGAGGCCGTCCAGACGCTCTCCGACCGCGTGTGCCTGCGCTGCGGCGTGGCCGCGCTGCCTCCGATGGCGGAGTCGATCGTGGCCGACGCGACCGTCAAGGCCGTAAACCGCCGCTTCGACGAGGGCGTCGCGTCCGAGTCGGAGGGCCAGGGCGGCACCATGTCGCTCTCCTTCGTGGACGACCTCCTCTCCGAGTACGACCGGGAGCTGTCCGCGCTCGCCGACATGGCCCGCGCGGACGGCTCGTCCGGGCTTCCGAAGGTGAGGTTCGTATGAGGTGGCGCATGGCGGAGCTCTTCGAGCTGGCCGACACCGGGCAGAGGGACCGTCTGGGCAATCGCGTGACCGAGAGGCGCAGCCTGGGTCGGGTGCGCGTGCGCGTCGCACCATGGGGGCTGACCGCCACCGACAACGAGGGCAACGACTACAAGGCCTGCGACCTCACCCTGGTCACCACGGCGCCCATCTCCACCGTTCGCAGGGCGGCGCTCGCGCGCCTCCCGGTCGGGGAGGGCGGCGAGACGTTCGAGGTCTCGCAGGTGTCCGACCTCGGGCGGCGCAGGGCGCTGTCATGCGCGAGGCAGAAGGGGGCGAGGGCATGAGCGGCGTGACCGTGTCGCTGGACGACGGCGGGCTTGCGGGCAGGCTCGACGCCCTACAGAGGGCCATCGTGGCCGAGGTCGCCGTGGAGGCGACGGTCGGCCAGATGGTGCAGGACCTCAACCGGAGCACGCCACGCGACCTCGGGCAGCTCGTCGGCTCTCTTTCCAGCGACGTCCACGGCGACGAGGGGTGCGTCGGCTACGTGGCCGACTACGCCCCGCACGTCGAGTACGGCCACCGCCAGAACATCGGCCAGTACGTGCCCAGGCTCGGCAAGCGCCTCAAGGCGCCCTACGTCGAGGGCCGGCACTTCCTCTCGCAGGAGGCCAAGGCGGCGGGTCCCAAGCTCAGGCGCAACCTCGAGCACGCGATCGAGCACGAGTTGGGTGGGAGGTAGGCATGGGCAGGAGGATGCTGAGGCGGCTCCCTCCCGCCGACCTGGTTGCCGCCGTCGTGGCGCGCGTCTCCGAGGGGACGGGCACCTCATGCGTGCTCAACCCAGACGACGAGCCGTCGCCGCTCTACTCGGTGTCCCTCGTCGGGTCGAGGCCCGGCAGGTCAAAGTCCATGTTCCTGGACGTCTTCGAGGTCCAGCTGCACGCCATCTCCGCGCCGTCTGGGAGCGCGGAGGCGGTCTTGGGCATGGTGGGCGCCCTGGAGGAGGCCATGGCACAGGACGTGGCGCTGGGGTGCCCCTTCTCGATCGTGCGCCAGGACTACATGGGGATCCAGAACGTCAAGCGCGACCCGACGGGCGAGTGGCACGCCGTGGTGGCATACGAGCTGACCGTGAGCTACGGGCTCATGGTCAAGTGACGCGGACCCGTCCGCGAGAAAGGGGGCAGCCATGCCCGAACCCACGACCAACTTCGACTCCGGCGCCTACTGCTCGACCGGGGGAGCCGTCAATGCCGTCAAGGGCGCCGACGTCCTCACCTGCATCTTCAACGCGGACGGCACCAAGCTCCTCGCCATCGACGGCGAGAAGGACTCGAAGCTCTCCATGTCCGCCGACACCACGAGCTTCAGCTCCAAGGACACCAAGGGCGCGTGGCAGAACTCGCGCCCTTCCACCAAGAGCTGGGAGATGTCCATCGACACGGCGCTCGTCAAGGACGCCGAGTCCAACAAGGTCATCCGCAAGGCGTTCGATGACGGCACCGCCCTCTGCGTCAAGCAGGTCTACGACGACGGCCAGTTCACGCCGCGCGGCGGTGGCGCCGCCTTCGTCACCAAGTACGAGGACGACTCGCCCTCCGACGACGTGATCTCCATCTCGGTCTCGCTCACGGGCTCGGGCAAGTGGACGTGGTTCGACATCGACACCGAGGCGGCGGCGAAGGCAACGGCGAAGCCGTCTAACCGGAGCAACTAACGACGACCGGACAGGACCCCTCGCGGGGTCCCTTCTCTAGGGGGAGACATGGAAGAGGAATCCACTACCACGTTCGAGCAGGACGGAACCACCTACGAGCTCGTGTACGCGGCCAAGCGAGTCGACATGATCGAGTCGGCCCTCGGCAACCGAAGCATCCTGGACGTCTTCGGGGGCGCCCCGTCGATGAGGGACCTGCGCACGCTCGCGGCGTACGGCATGCGCGAGGTCGGCTCCACGGCCTGGGTGAACCCAGGCAAGGCCCTCTCGGTCTGCGGGGACTACATCGAGGAGAAGGGGATTGCGACCCTCATGGAGCTCGCGTCCACGGCGGTGATGCGCGACTGCGGCTTCCTGTTTCGATGACAGGCTCGCGCGTCCGCGCCTCGTGCGGGTGCCTGCGGAGCACACGCCCTCCGACTGGCTGGGGCTCGTGCCCGGCCGGAACCGTGCGGACGCCGACTGGGCGTACCTCGCGGCCAGGACCGGGTGGACCCCGTCCCAGCTCGAAGAGCTGACGGCGGCCCAGACGGTGCTGCTCGTGCGTGCCATCGAGGAGCGCGACGCGGAGCTGACCGAGGCCATCCGGGACGCCGTGCTGAACGCGCTCGCGAACGGCATGGCCAAGAGGGGCTCCAAGGCCGTCGCGCTGTTCGAGCCCGCGCCGGACAGGGTGCGCCTAATGGGGCGCGCGGAGGCGATTGGGAAGATGGCGGCCATAGAGGCCTCCATGGGGTAGGGGAGGTCACGTGGCCGACTACACGCTCTCCGCCGAGGTGACGGCGGACGTCTCGGGCTTCACGTCCGGGATGGAGAGGGCCTCCTCCTCGATGGAGGAGTTCAGGGGCAAGTGCAGGAAGGCCAGCGAGTCCGCCAAGTCGGACATGGGCGACGCCGCCAGCTCCACCGGCTCCGCATGGGAGCGCATGAGGGACAAAGCAGCGTCCGTGTGGTCCAACATACGCTCGTCGGTCTCATCGGGCGTGTCCGGTGCCTGGTCTGCGGTCAGGACGAACGCCGCCCAGATGGCCGGTGCCCTCGGCGAGGTCGGCTCGGCGGGCATCGCCGCCGTCGCGGGCATCGCCGTCCAGGGCGGGTTCGAACGCGCCCTGGCCATCGACAACGCGAAGAAGAAGCTCGCGGGCTTCGGCCACGACGCGGCGGACATAGCCAGCATCATGGACTCCGCCACCACCGCCGTGAGGGGCACGGCCTACGGGCTGGGCGACGCCGCGACCGCCGCAGCGACGCTCTCCGCGGCGGGCGTCAAGAGCGGCGAGGACATGACCCGCAGCCTGCAGGCCGCCGCCAACGTCGCGGCGGCATCGGGCAGGAGCTTCAACGACATAGGCACCATCTTCTCGTCGGTCGCGGCGCGCGGCAAGCTCATGGGCGACGACATGCTGCAGCTCACGAGCTCCGGCGTGCCGGTGCTGCAGCTGCTCGCGGACCACCTGCACAAGACCACCGCCGAGGTCTCGGACATGGTGTCAAAGGGGCAGATAGACTTCCAGACCTTCTCTGACGCCATGAGGGAGGGCCTCGGCGACGCCGCCCAGTCATCCGGGGACATGCTCATGGGTGCGGCGGCCAACGTGCGCGCGGCGCTCTCGCGCATGACCGAACCGCTCATGACGGGCGTCATACAGGGCGCGATCGGCCTGTTCAAGCAGCTGGCCCCGGCCATCGACGGCATCTCCGCCGCGCTGGGGCCCATGATGCCCGCCCTCGCGCCCGTCGTGGCGGGCTTCGCCGCCCTCGCTGCGTCCGGGCTCGCCCCGGTGATCGCGTCGATCCCCGGCGTCAGCGCGCTGCTCTCGCCGCTCACCGGCCTGCTCGGCGCGATGGGCGGCCCCATCGGCATCGCCGTCGCGGCCTTCGCGGGGCTCGTGGCGGTCTGCCCGCCGCTGCAGGAGGCGTTCGGCGGGCTGTTCGACGCCATCGGGCAGCTCGGCGGTGCCTTCGCCTCGCTCCTGGGGCCTGCCGTGGAGGCGGCGCTGCCGGTGCTCTCGCAGTTCGTCCAGTGGGTCGGCCAGGGCCTTGCTGACGCCATCAACGCGGCGGCGGGGTTCGTCTCCGACCTCGCGTCGCGGCTGCAGTCCATGGCGGACGGAGGCGCGAGCGCCCTCGCGGCCCTGCAGCCGATGGCCGACTGGCTCACGGGGACGCTCGTGCCGGCCCTGCAGGGCATCGGTGACTACATAGCACAGACGTTCGGACCGGCATGGGACGTCCTCGTCCAGGGCTTCCAGGACTTCGCTGCGAACGTCGGCCCGCTGATCACGCCCGTGCTCGAGGCGGCGCAGGCGGCGTTCCAGCAGGTCGGTGACGCCGTCAACGGCAGCCTCGTGCCGGCCCTGCAAGAGGCCCAGCCCGTGCTCGAGGTCGTCGCCTCCGTGCTGGCCGGGTCCGTGGGACCCGCCCTGCAGATGGTCGCCAGCATCGTCTCGACCGTGCTCACGACAGCCTTCACCGTCGCAGGGGCCGTCATATCCGGCGCCATGCAGGCCATCGGGGGCGTCGTCCAGACGGTCTGCGGCGTCATCCAGGCGGTCGTGGGCGCCCTCGTGGGCGTCTTCACGGGTGACTGGTCCATGATGGCGAGCGGCGCGAGCAACGTCATGGGCGGGCTTGCCAGCACGCTCGCTGGCATCATGAACGCCATCGCGGGCACCATCGGCGGCATCCTGAACGGCATCGCGGGCGTCTTCTCGGACGTCTGGAACGGCATCACCGGCACGGTCTCCGGCGCCCTCTCGGCGGTCGCGGACACGGTCGGCTCGATGATGGGCGACGCCCAGAGCACGGTCTCTGGCGCCCTGAGCGCGATATCCGGGCTCTTCTCCGGTGCCCACTTCGAGTTCCCCCGCATCGCGCTTCCCCACTTCTCCATCTCGGGCGAGTTCAGCCTCAACCCACCGAGCGTGCCGAGCCTCGGCATCGAGTGGTACGCCAAGGGCGGCATCCTCACCAGGCCGACGATCTTCGGGGCCCGTGGGGGGAGCCTCCTGGGCGGCGGCGAGGCGGGGTCCGAGGCGGTCCTCCCCATCGGTCGGCTCGTCGGCTTCATAACGCGCTCGCTCGAGGATCTCGGCTACGGGGAGCGCGACGGGGGCGTCACACAGAACATCACTCAGAACGTCTACGAGCGCGAGGACGCCTACGTCGCGGGAGCGGTCCTGTCCCGCGCGGCGCTGAGCGCGGCGATGGGGGTGTAGCCCGTGGCATCCATGCGGATCAGCGGGGGCGGCGCGACCGTCGAGGTCCTGGACGCCCCCACGGACGGCGCCTGCGTCGCCGCGAACGCCAAGAAGTGGCTGAAGGGCTGGTACGGCACCCCCGACGCCAAGGTGTCGACCACGGAGCGCAAGGGCGCCCACGGCTCCTTCGGCGTCGATGGCGACGGCATCCTCTACGCCTCCCGCGTCGTCACGGCCAGCGTCGTGGCCCTGGGCAGGAACCGCGCCGAGGTGGTCTCCGCAGCGGCGTCGGTCTCCCGCATGGCCGGGCGCGTCGTGTCGGTCGCCGTGGACGACGGCTCCGCCGAGACCGAGGTCGTGGGGTGCTACCTGTCGGTCGTGTGGGACCAGGCCTGGGTCGAGCGTGCCATGCCCGGGACCGTCACGGTCGTGTGCCCGGACCCGCGCAGGCGCTCCACCACGCCCATGCGCGGCTACATGGTCCCCGCGGCGATGGGCGCGCTCGGTGGGCTCGCGTACTCGCGGGCGCACGTCCTGGCGTGGCCGCTCGACTGGGGCGAGGTGCCCGAGGCGGCCAACTCCTGCACGCTCGCGAACCGGGGCACGGCCACGGCGCACCCGACGATCACGCTCTCGGGGCCCCTCGCGGCGGGGGCCACGGTCACGCACGCGGCGGGCCAGCTCGCCTACGGCATGCCCATACAGCCCGGCGCCCCGGTGGTCCTCGACTGCCTCTCGCGCACCGCGAGCTGCAACGGCGTGGACGTGACCCGCTGGCTCTCCCGCAGGGACTTCCCGGACGTGCCGGCGGGCGGCTCGCTCAGGCTGTCGCTCATGGCCACGGGGGCCGGGGCCTGCGAGGCCGAGGCCAGGGACACGTACATCTAGGTTCGAGCAAGGTTCGAGCAAGGTTCGAGTAGGGAGCTCGCATGAGCGTCGCATTCGGCATACCGCAGGCGTCGGACGGCACGGGCACCACCGCCTCCGACATGCGCCAGATACTGGGCAGGCTCTGGGAGTCCACGGGCGTCGTGGGAGGCCTCGCCGTCACGGGCACGACCTCCCTCGGCTACGAAGTCGCGCCGGGCGTGGCCATATGCTCGCGCGGCGCGGCGGACGGCATGTCGGAGGCCTACTTCCCGGGCGGCAGCACGCCCGCGGTGGCCGCGAACGCCGCGGGCGTCCCGCGCATCGACGTGGTGTGGCTGGCGGCGCACGACTCCACGCAGGGCGACGCCGACAACCTGGTGGCGCTGGGCGTCGCGCAGGGCACTCCTTCCACGAGCCCCGTGGCGCCGAGCATCCCCACCTTCGCGACGCCGCTCGCCTACGTGACCCTACCAGCCGGGGCCACGACCACGGCGAACGCGACCGTCGCGGACGTCGCGTACGCCGTGCCCTACGGCGCGAGCCTGGGGGTGCTGCTCGACAGGACGGACACCTCGTACAAGGGCATCAAGCAGTCCCACGGCGCCTACACCTTCGCGAGCGGCGCGATCATGCTCTCGACCGACCGCACGATCGACGTCGACCTGACGATCTCCGTGTGGGCGTGGGAGCCCGCGACGTACGCCTGGATGGGGTCGGGGTACGTCGACTGGCTCCTCGACGGAGAGGTCCAGAGCGCCTACCGATTCGTCTGCACGCCCGAGACCCCCGTCTGCTCGCACTTCCGCGACACGAGGTCCGCGAGCGCCGGGAGCCACACCGTCTCGGCGCGGCTCTGGCCGAGCGGGAGCGCGCCCGCCAGCGGGCTTTGGCTCGACTACTCGAAGGGCAGCTGGCCCGGGCAGAGGCTCGTCGTGCGCGACGGCGGGGTGGCGCGCTGATGCTCAGGGCCTTCCTCGCCGACACCATGACGGGGCTCGTCGGCGAGCCCATCGACGTGCCGGGCCTGCGCTGGTCGCTCAGCGTCTCCGACAGCTCCATGGAGACCACGAGGGACAAGGGGACGGGCGACGCCACGGCAACCGGGCTCCACGTCCCGTGGTCGGCCGTGCCCGCGACGACGCCCGAGGGCCGCGAGAGGGCGCTCGCGCCGCTCAGGCGCTCCGTCCTGCTCGCGTGGGAGGAGGACGGCGGCCTCGTCCCGCTCGTCGTCGGCGCCATAGGGTCGCGCGTGGACTCGTGGGAGGACACCTCGTTCTCCCTCGTGAGCCCCATGGGCATGCTCTCGTCGCGATACGTGGTGCGCGAGGGAGCCTTCGGGACCGCGCCCGGGTCGGCCACGACGGACACCATCCACTGGTCAGGGTGGTCCCTCAGGTCCATAGCCTCCGGCGTGGTGTCGCTGGGTATGTCGAAGCCTGGCGGCACGCTGCCCATCGACCTGCCGCACTACAGCGAGCGTGGGGGCCACGAGAGGACCTACGACGGCTTCAACGTGCAGAACCTGTCTGTCGCCGACGTCCTGGAGAAGATAGCGAACGTCCTGGGCGGACCCGACATTCAGATCAGGCCCTACATGGCGGACGGGACGCACTACCGGCTGCGCCTCGAGGCGGGAAGCGACTCCGAACCCTACCTCGGCCAGGGGGGCCTGGTGCCGACCATCACGTGCTTCGCCGGTGGCGGCACCGCCCAGTCGCTCAGGGTCGCCCACCAGGGGCCGACCATGCGCGTGTACGCGACGGGGGCGGGCGAGGACAAGGCGATGCTCTGCCACCTCTCCGAGGACCTGTCGCTGGTCACCCAGGCAGACCCATGGCCCCTCGTGGAGGCTGCCGCGGGCTTCTCCGACGACGAGAGGGCGGGGCTGCTCGCCAGCCACGCGGACGCGAGGCTGGCCGCCACGTCTAGGCCGCTGTGCCAGGTGACGTGCGAGGTCCGCCTGGGCGAGGGCGTGCACGTCGGCGAGACCTGGCCGGGCATGCTCGTCGACCTCGACCTGAGGGACCACCCGGCCCTGCCGGACGGCACGTACCGCCTCAGGCTCATGGAGATGTCGGGTGACCTCTCCGGCATGGCAAAGCTGATTTTCGATCCCATCGAGAACCCCTGGTACGCGAGGAGGAGACCGTGATACACGAGAGGCTCCCGGGGCTCATGAGCCCCATGGAGAGGGTCGCGCGGGTGGCTTCTGCGGCCTACGGTGCCGCCACGGCACCGCAGACCGCGCCGTCCGGCTCCGCCAGCTTCACCAACGCCGACGGTACCAGGACCGTCGTGGGCGCGGCCTGCGCGTCGGGGTCCACCCTCGCCACCCACGTCGGGGACACCGAGGCCCCGGGCAGGCCCACGGGCCTCTCCGCCGTGTCCGGCGGGGGCTGCGCCTACGTGGCCTGGGACGGCACGCTCGAGGGGGGCGTGCCCGCCGACTTCGACCACGTGACCGTGTGGATGTGCGTCCTGGGGCAGGAGGAGCCCGTCGGCGAGCTCGCGGCCAGGGGCGTCGTCTCGACCCCGCCCATGGCCACCACGGCGGCGGTGTCCGTCTGGGCCACCGCCGAAGACGACTGCTGCCTCGCCGACGGCACGCCCGCCCACAACGTGTCCGCCCGCTCCGACGTGGTCAGCCTCGACGTCGAGCAGGGCGACAACTCGGCTGCCATAGCGGCCCTTCGCGCCCAGGTCGAGCAGGCCGGCAGGGACGCCGGCGAGGCCAGGGCGCTCGCCCGGGAGGCGGGCGCGGCGGCCGGCTCCGTCGCCTCGACCCGCATGCTCGTGGCCGCGAGCGCCACGCCTGCCGCCACGGCCGCGAAGGCCGCGACCCTGCGCGCGGGCACGCTGACGCTGGTGGCGGGGGCCTCCGTCACCGTGGTCTTCGACGAGGCCAACACCGCCGCCTCGCCCACCCTCGACGTGGGCGGCACGGGCGCCAGGCCGATGATGACCAACGGCGCGCCCTACGCCTACTGGGTGGCCGGGACCGCCGTCTCCCTCGTCTTCGACGGCAGCATCTGGCAGGTGTGCTCCGTGCCCGTCTACGCCAGCGAGGCCACCGTGGGCAACCCGGCGGCGGGCAACGTCCTCGTCGACGCCGACTCGGTGGACGTGCGCGACGGCACGGCGGTCCTGGCGAGCTTCGGCGAGAGGCTCGTGGAGCTGGGGCGAAACGCCACGGACGCCGTCGTGAGGATGTGCGGCGGCAGGGCGTGGGTGTCCTACGACGACACGTCGGGCGCCGCCTCGCTCAGGGGGGCCTCCGCCGTGCTGGTGGGCGCCCCCAGGCTCGCCGAGCTCAGCGCCCAGGGCGCGGGGGCCGGGAGGTACGCGCACGCCGTGTGCGACGACTCCGACGGCACGGCGGGCGTGCTCCTGGCGGCGGGCGACGGGGCCGGGCACTCGGCGTCGCTGGCGCTCAACGGCTCGGAGGGGACCCTCTCCCTGCGCGCGCCGGGCGGCGTCAGCGTCAACGGCTCGGAGGTGGACCTCTCCGACACGGGCTGGGTGCCCGTCTACGCCTCGGCAGACGGGAAGTACTTCGTGAGGTACCGCGCCAGGCACGGCGTGTGCTACCTGCTGTGGGACCAGACGGGCGTGGGGCAGGGCGGATGGTACGCCCCGGACCCCATCCCGAGGGAGTACCTGCCCGAGGCGGCGATGTACCTGCCGTCCGCGGTGTACGGCGCCAACAGCACGGGCTCCGTCTGGGTGCCCGCGCGGTCCGACCCGGGCGGCAGGCCGTGGCTCAGCTGCTACGACGCGTCGGCGCGGCTCGTCGGCTCGGCGTCGTGGCCGTACGCGGCGGCGAGGTAGGGGGTGGGGATGCAGGTGGAGCTGGACGGGGTCCTCTCGGCCGCCGGGATCATGATCTCGGCGGCGATGATGGTCATCGCGGCCGTCGGCATGGCGCGCGGCGGGGCCAGGAGGGACTCCGAGGGCGCGGAGAGGCTCGCGCGCGTCGACGAGACCACGAGCAAGACCTACGACCGCCTGGTCCGCATGGAGGCCAGGATGGACGACCACTCCGCGCACATAGCCGCGCTCGACGCCGCCAGGGCGGACCACGAGAGGCGCATCTCCCGCATCGAGGACCGCTGCGAGGGATGCGCGCCGGGCGGCGTGGGAGGCACGGAATAGCACGAAACACTAGAACGAAACGCCAGAGATCGGAGGAAGACATGGGACAGATCACGAGCGGGGCATGGTGGGCGGCGGCGGGCGTGCGCGCCCTCAGGACCGGGGCGCAGGCGCTGGCCACGCTCATCGGGACGGGCCAGGTCGGCGTCACCGACCTCGACTGGCCGCAGATGCTCTCGGTGACGGCGACGATGATGGTGCTGTCGCTGCTGACGAGCCTCGCGGGGCTCCCGGAGGTCGGCGAGGGCCAGGGCGACTCCGATGCCGTGGCCTAGCGGGCCGACGCGCGAGTGCCCCCGCTGCGGGGCGCCCATGCGCTACGCCTGCGGCTCGACGGCCACGGGGCGCGAGTGGACCCGCTGGCAGTGCACCAGGTGCTGCCACGAGGAGACCTGCCGCGGCGTGGAGAATGGCGCGATCCCGAGGCAGGCACGAGACTACGACGAGGGGGACTGGTGGCGGACGAGAACGAGATCCTGGACGAGGGCGTCACGCCCGAGATGATGCAAGAGCAGGACGCCCGCGACGTTCCGGACGTGGAGGCGCCCGAGGCGCGGGAGGGGGACGGTGCGAATGTCTAACGACGCCTCCTCCGTCCTCTCCGTCGCGCGCGGCGAGATAGGCTACAGCCGCTGGGCCGACCCCCAGCCGGGGACCAAGTACGGGCGCGAGTACGCGCTGGCGCACGGCAGCTACTACGGCCTCTCCGGCGTCCCCTACTGCGCGATGTTCGTTACCTGGGTCTTCGCCCACGCGGGCGCGACCTGCCCGGGGCTCCCCAGCGCCTACTGCCCCCACATCGCGCGCGACGCGCGCGCGGCAGGCGCGGCGGTCGGGGCCCCCCAGGCGCAGCCGGGGGACCTCGTGCTCTTCGACTGGGGAGGAGACGGCGAGGCCGACCACGTCGGCATCGTGGAGTCCAACGACGGCTCCCGCCTCACCACCATCGAGGGCAACACCTCCACGGGCTCCGGCGGCTCACAGTCGAACGGCGGGCGCGTGGCCCGCAGGACGCGCTCCTACGGCGTCGTACAGTGCTGCGTCCGCCCCGCCTGGGGCCCCTCGGCTGGGTGGGTCCAGGCCGAGGACGGCAGGTGGTGGTACCGCCACGCGGACGGCTCCTGGACGTCGGGCGGATGGGAGATGGTCGACGGCAGGTGGTACCTCTTCGACGGCCAGGGCTGGATGCTCACCGGCTGGCAGCGCCACGACGGCCAGTGGTACCTGCTCGGCGACGACGGCGCCATGCTCACGGGCTGGCAGCGGGTGTCGGGGCGCTGGTACTACCTCACGGACACCGGCGCCATGGCCACCGGCTGGCAGATGGTGGACGGGACGTGGTACTACACCGACCCCGACACCGGCGAGATGGTGACCGGCTGGCGCCAGGTCGACGGCTCCTGGTACTGGATGGACCCCGCGACGGGCGCCATGGCCAGCTCCACCGCCGTCGTGCAGGGCTCCACCGTCTACGTGCTCGACGCCTCCGGGCGCGACGTGGCGGCGGTCGACCTCACCGTGAGGCCGCAGTAGTAGGGATGCGCAGACGAGCCCCCATCCCCTCGGGGGGTGGGGGCCTTTTTGCGTTGCTTGTGACGCTTCGAGAGCCTATTTTGTACCTTATATGGGCAACTTAGGACCTTCTTGTAACCCCCTGTGCGATAGTGGGATAAAGTACTTGGACTTGCTTTTGGGCCGAGCGAAGGAGGAGGCGTGCAAAATGGTTTCGCCGATGCCGACATTTCCGATTTGGCCAGGGCTGGACAAAACAACACAGATAAGGGAGGCCAGCGAGAGGTCTCGTGCCGCCGCGAAGCAGATGGCGACCGTGAATGCGGCGAGGCGATTGGCACAGGAGCGTCTGAGCGTGGCGAGGATTCTGCGCTCAGAAGAAAAGAGCTTCAGTCTGCGATAGACCTCATTCGCTCGGCACCGCAGGATGAGATAGAAGACATTGGGGTGTCCGTACAACTGGCCGAGATGGTGAAGCTCGCCTCCTACTCGGGCATGCTGCCGCCGCCCGAAATCTTCTACAAGTTCAGTGAGGCCGACCGGGAGAGGATTTGCAGGTGGAACGATGCCTCCACGATTGACGAGTCGATGAGACAGGATCGTCTTGCCGATGCGCAGGTCAGGCTTGCTGAGAAGGGCATGGTCTTGACGATGCGGCTGACGGTTCTGTTTGCCCTTCTGTCGTTTGTTCTCTTCCTTGTGACTTCGAGGATTGAATCGTTCCTTCTCCTCTCAATTCCAGTCGCGAACGTCCTTACGGCCCTCTTGAAGCCGGCAGAAAAGGTCAACCGCCGCTGA